GGCAACCACACCAGCGTCTGCAAAATCTCTGTGAGCAAATCGTTCTGATTCGCCATATAGGTCTGCAACTGGGCTTGTGTGGTGGGGTTCGCCTGCCCTTCGTATGCTCTGTAATCATCAAAATCTAATGGTGCTTGACTTGCCATTCTCTATACCTCTCTTTCGTACCCTTGCCAAGTGATACCCATAGCATTAGCACTGTGGGCAGTTCCGTCAGCACTTACCAATTTAATAACGCAAGGTTCTGTACTTACCACCTGTGGATATAACGGTGTGCTTCCATCCAACGGAATACTGTCTATCCGTACCGCCACTGTTTTGTAGTTCGGTGTAACAATCGGTAGTGTGGTGCCGGCAGTGGATATTGCCACATTGTTGAAATGCTCTATCCTGTCGGGAACATCAATAATGCTCTTGACCGATGTAATGCAAACATAGTTGTTCGTTGCCTCAATGCTTATGTGTATCACATCGCCAGCACTAACCTTAACCTTCGCATTAAAGGGTTTCTTGATTGTGTCGGTGTTCAGCCAGTAATACAATTCATACGCACCTGTGATATCGTACTCCAGCCACCAGTAACCGCCACAAGTGGCAGTGTGCTTGAACTCCACATAGAGGTTACTCCACACTGCCCTCCACGCATTCGTTGAGGGTGATGTCCACGCTGGCAGTTCCGCACCGCTCCAAGCCACGCTTGCAGTATTCGTTGTGATGGTTCCGTTTGCGTTTATCACTCCGCCCGTCAGTGATTCTGTTACCCAAATATTTCCGTTGTGGAAATCGTTGGTATCCAGTACATTGTCCTGTATCAGGTCGCCGAAATCCACAACGCAACTTGCCGCAGTTTGGCTATACTGCCCTGCATTATCCACCGCCTTAATGAATATGGTGTGTGTACCACTCTTGACTGTTGTGGCCTCGTATGGCTGGGTGGTGACTAAACCCTCTTGTACCTTCTGTGCCATATCCCAAGTTCCGCCAGTGCCTTTATGGTACCTCAGTTCGAACCCTGCTATATCGTTCACATCGGGAGGGGTGAACTTCCAGTAATACCGCCTTGTGCCATCGCCAGCTTTCTCCGCATTCAGTTCCGTAACATTCGGTGGCAGTTCATCAGTTCCCGGCAATACTGGATTATTCGTTATCGTGCCTGTGCTTTGCTTTGCCCCAATGGTGGTTATTACCTTCACATAGTAGGTAGTCCACGGCTCCACAACTTCATTTATGTTCACATTGCTTATACCACTGCGTATTACTTTCCAGTCCTGCCCGCTGTTGAAGCTAATCAGTACGGTGTATTTCCCTCCGCTTGTAGCAGCATTCCAGCTTACATAAAGCATACTCTTGCGTTGTCCGTCACGGTCAACATAGGCAGTTTGCTTTGCCGATAATCCTGTCACATTCGTGGGGTTATCAACTACCGTTGTGTACTCAATCACGGGAGCAGTGCCAGGGTCAGCATAAACACCTGCATTGTACTCCAGTGCCTCGATATGCCTGCGGAAATCGCTTGCCCTTGTAATGCTCTGCACCGTATACATTCTTCGGCCTGTGCTTACCAAGGCCAAATCGTATATATCGTGTACCGCTGGTGCGTGGGTCGGTGTCTGTGTCATCGTTGCCACCAGTTCGCCGTTTACATACGCAAGGGTGCAGGTAACATCTTCGAGGGTGTCATACTCACTGCTCCTGAACATCAGCTTATAGTTCAGTGTGGTATCCACCGTGTCCACCGTTGGGAGTGTTACCGAAGTACCGTTTACTTTGCTAATTCTGCCACTGTACGCTGCCCTGATAATATCGTGGGCAACAACTATCACATCGCCAACTGTACAGGCAATACTGTCCACATCAGCGTCAAAAGCCACGGTACGGAGCAGGTACTTGTTGCAGGCAAGCTGGTATTTGCCTTCTTCGTATGCCTGCTGGTAACTCGTAATTCCGTTGTAGGTTATCTGTGCTGATTTCTCCGTTGCGTCAGTGTTGTAGGTGTCGCCAAAGATAGTAATCGTTCTGCGTTCATAGTCCCGCTCTGCGTCAGTGAAGGTGACCTCTACTGCATTTGCTCTGTCCTCCAGTGACAGAAACTGCTCACTGAAACTGTCCTTGATAATATTGCCCATACCGAACATCTGCACTGGGGTCTGAATGTGGCTCCACTTGCACCCGTAACGGGTACCGAAACGGATTACAAGTCCATGGCCTATGCAGGCAATATTATTGTTGATGGTGTCCAGCATTTCGCCAGTTTCCACCAGTTCAAGATTTACATGGATATTCTCCGTGTCGCACCAATCTGCCCACTCCGCAAAATGCTCATAGATGATATGTGATTTATCCACACCACGGGTCAAGTACTCGTATTGCTGAGTGTTGATGTTCAGTATCCGTTGTATCTGTGCCAGCATATCATAGCAAGCCCATGCAGGGTTATTGGCGGCCTTCTGTTCGTATGTGCTGATATCGGGGTTCCACACATACACATATTGCCTTTCCTTCAGGAACTTAATCGTGGGGCTTCCGTTCAGTTGGTTAGTGGCCACCCCCTTTAATCCGATGAGGGCAATTCCGGGATAGGTGAAATCATCATAAACAATGGTGTCTATGTAGCTCCATGTGGTTCTTACGCAAGCTTTTGAACTTGTTTCGCTATGGCTCCGTTCCACCACCGATACCCTTACATCGTATTGGCCTGAGGGGAGATTATCCAATCTGTATTCCTTGCGTAAGGCACTGCTCTGTCTGGCGCTGATTTCTGCAGTCTGCCACTCTGTCCAAGTGCTTGCAGAATGCAGTTTATATTCCAGTTTTACCTTGACCCATGCTTTACCCAAACTTCCATCATTATTTGTATGAAACAACCCATTCTCACAAGCTATCTTGAATATTAGCCCTTGGGTTGTATTCCCTGTAATATCTGTGCGTGTTGTTGGAGTTGTACCCTCCATCAGCACCCCTACAAGGTGTGGGGTGATGGTATCGTTGAAGTTGCTTATAACGCTTTGGTCGTTCGTGCCTGTCCGTATCTCCGCAGTAACATCTGTGTAGGTGTCGATGGAGGCGTCATTCAGCTTAATATTACTGATGGCCAGTTCGCCCTCACCGCAACCGATAAGCCAGTTCAGCACCTCATCGCCGCTCTCGTTGTAGGAAACGAATTTGCCCAGCGTCTGTCCGCTGCTCTGCACCTTGCCATAGGTTACTGCTATGGGGTTGTTCTGCCCCTCCATGGTAGTCGGTCCGCTCCACGAATAGGTAGTACTGGTTTCATAGTCGCCATAGTCAATGCTTGCAGTGTTAGTCATTACCCTGCTTACCAGTGTAGCGCCGATGAACATGGTGGCTGCGGCCGCAGCGTAAGCCCAGGTGGCAACCGCACCTTTAGCCGCCATACTCAAAGCCCAAAATCCGTTGCCGGCAACAAAACTGCCAACGCCCATGGATATTGCCGCCACCGCCACAATAGCCACAATACCGAGTATGGATTTACCTCCGCCACCACCACCGATAATCGGCTTAATAACTACCAGTTCGCCATCCTTTGGCCTGTAATCATCACCGACCGCCCAGCCCTCAACGGTTATATTCACTTCCGTTCCGTCAAGCCAAGCCCTTGCCTCGCCTATCGTGTTGAAGGGGAAATCGCACCTTATTCTGTTTTTCTCCGGTACTAACGGATTTTTAATCAGTGTTAATTTCGCAGACATAATAACCCTCTATCTTGTTCCGCCACGCAGGGCTGTTCAGTGTTTCAATGCAACACCCCACCCGTTCCCTTGTGTGTATGAATTTTCCGTTACCGATGTAAATCCCGACATGGTTCACCACACCCTTAGGAACATTGAAACTGAATGCTATTAAACAGGGTGCTGACGGAGTATCAATCTCCCTCCAGCACCCTTGCTTTTGCTCTTTGTAAAATTCGTGTGTTTCAACTGAATTATTCCATGTATCTGTGTATTCGGGTATCTTAACCCCAATCCGCCTATACACTTCCGTTGCCAGCCCATAGCAGTCAAGGCCTATGTTTATATCCCTGCCACCACCGACAAACGGAGTGCCAATCAAATCATCATACATATACACCCTTTTGATCTATTCCCGGAAATCCGCCAAACCTTGTACTGTTGCCATGCAATCTGCAATCTGCCAAAGTTCTGTTGCAATCCGCAAGGTTTCCGTTGTATCCGCACCTTAACCCTTTGTATTTGAAAGGGCAAAAATCTTTGAAATATCGGTTCAGTGGCCTTCTTGTCCTTGCGGAGTACTCGTTGCCAAGGGTGAAGGTAATATATTGCTGGTCTGCCATTGTGCTGATAACAACATACTCCTCCTCCAGTTCGGGGGTGGTGGATGCTATATTCTTTGTGTTCACCACCAATAACTTAACCCTTGTTCCCACACCTCCGCCACTTTGCTCAACAGCACTCTGTAAACTCCTGCTCACATTATCCACTTGCAATGTTAAGTTAGGGTCACTGCCAGTATTGTCTTCGGTAGTGTCACCTATCCGCATGGGGAACGCTATCCAAGTATGTCCGTTCCAGCTTACATCTTGCGTATTGTAAGCAAGGTAAACGGTTTCGTTAAGTTCAATCTGGAACAGTACAGCAAAAACACTGTCGGTGGATAGTTTGTTTTTTTCTGCCTTGCCTACTGCTGATAACAATAAACTCATCTTACACCTCTTGCAACACAATACTTCCGGTCCAATACTTACCCTTGTTCCATTGCCAAGTATCAAAACCATCAACGGCCCGTACTTCTATTACCGTATTAGTGCCCGGGTATGTCCAATTAAAAGATGCCGCACTAAAGTGGCAGGTACCCGTTATAAAATTAAATAAAGTTGTATGATCTGCATCCGACATATATGTCCATTGGAGTGTAAATGTTCTCCGGCTCCTGGTAAATTTGTTACGGCTCTGTACGCTTCCGTCTTCAAAAGCAGATTTCAACGAAGTGTTTTCATACTCTACTTTCAACGGGAACCCCGGTTTTCTAATATTAGGCCAATCCATCATCTTGCTCCTTGTAACAACGTCCGCATTCCGTTTCTGTTCGTGGCCACTGCGTTCATAACCACGTTACAAACCCACGCCTCCCCGTCAAATTTCGGCTCTCCCTGCTGAGTGGCTTGCATATTTGTCCCTGTTTCGTTGATAAGGTTAAACTTAATCTCCATCCCCCCTTGAGCCGATCCTACATATCCTCCGTTGGCAAAATGTTTTACACCACCACTATTAAGTACGTCCAGATTGCCTATTCCAATACGCTTAACTGCATTGGCATTCAAAACATACTCCCCGTTGGACAACATAGCGGGGATGCTGTCGCTGGTACCGGTACCCGGGCCGGAAATCAAACCACCACCGGCAAGAAACTGGAACATGTTGGGGATATCGCCCAACCCAAACGAACTGCCGCTAATGGCACTACTGGGAATACTGCTCAGCCCAAATTGAGTTCCACTAATAATTGTGGAACCGCCTCCGAACAATCCGCTCACCGCATTCACCAGCATTGCCTTAAGATAAATGTTCATAAGCTGGTTACAAATACTTTCAGCAAAATTTTGAAACGCAGAACTCAGTCCATCCATAAAGTTGATTCCGTTCTTCAAAATGTCTGAACCCAAATTGCTGAACGAATTAGTCAGTTCGTTAAACCAATTTATGTTCCCGATGGTGTTCTCGGTTACCTTTTGGGATGTTTCTGCAACCTTTTTCTGTACCAAATTAAGTTGCTGATAAGCATCCGTTTCCGCCAAAATAGCAGAGGCATTTTGCGTGTGTACATTTACACCGTTGACATAATTGCCAACAGATGTTTGCCTTCCCTTTGATGTTGTTATAGCATCTGTGGCTTTCGGTTGAATATAGGTGGCTTGAAACTCTGCATCAATTTGTTCTCCTAATGCTGATAATATACTCTTAATTCCAGAATATAGCTTTCCCAACGGTTCCAAAAGCCAAGATAATTTATCGTAGATTTTTTTGGCAAGTTCTGTAAAACCTTCAAGTAACCAGTTACCGACAAGAATCAACAACTCAATGCCGTGAATCAATGCTTTTACAACCGTTCCAACTGCGTCAAAAGCACCGGAAACAACTTTGCCAAATGCGGTAAAAGCACCACATCCCTCGCCACGAATCATATCCACCAATATTTGTGTAAAGTCAATCAACTCTTTGAGTATGTCGCTTTTTTGAAAGGCATCCGCTATAAATTTACCAATCTGAGAACAGCACTCTGACAAATTGCCAACAATATCTCCCCATTGGTCAACGATATTACTCTTGCTATCGTTCATAGCCCCATCGAAGGATTTCATGTACTTCGTCAAAGCATCTATTGCCACCTGACTGTCAACCGTGCCTTGTGTAAGTCCGTTTACCGCTTCCACAGCAGTCATTCCCATGTTACTGAACACCTGGCTTAAATCAAGCCCCATGGCTTGAAGTTGCCCTAATTGTTCAACCGTCAGTTTGCCGGTGGTTTGAATTTTACTGATATAATCAACAAGGTTTTGGGTTCCGCCGGCATCCATGCCCAACTTTGATGCTGCATCGGAACATTGAGTTATTAACCCAGCGGCCTCCTGTGCAGAATATCCCAAATTCAAAAGGTTTTTCCCCATATCCATTACAACACTTTGGTCGTAATTAGTATTGCGTGCCACATCGTTGAACAAACGGTATATTTCTTCACCGGCTTGAACATCACCAATCATTGTGCCAAATTGTGCAGAGAGTTTTTGTGAATTAAGACCTAATTCGGTAATCGCCACAACCGCATCCTTCGCCCAATCTGCAACTTTAGAACCCGTAATGCCCAGAAACGTAGAAGCAAAGCCACTAAAAGCATCTTTAAAATCTAAGCTTCTTAACTTTTCAAAACAAGATATTACTCCCTGCGTAGATTTGCACAAAACCCCTAACTCTTTAGATACGGTTATAATTGCACTGGCGTGGTTCCTGTATCTGCCCAAAAGCGACTGCAGTTCCGCTTTTTCGCTCTTGGTCATTTCCACACCACTTTTTTGTTTTTGTCTTAATTCTTCATATCTATCGGACATCTTAGACAGTTCTGCTAAGTGATTCTCATAGCTTTTTTTGATGGCTTCGTATGCACGTTTTTGGTTTTCGGACATACCATTAATGCTTTTATTGATAACCTCAATCGATTTGTCCGCTTTTTTGGAAAAACTTTCAACCTTGGCAGAACTTTTATCTAACCCATCTATTAATTTTTCACACTCCAAATCTATGGATATTTTTGTTGACATTTTTTGCTCCTTACATATAATTGTTTTCAAGGGAAGGAGAGATAAACCATGAGAAGATTCTTTGTTAACTGTTTATTCTTTTTTATGTTTATATTTTGTCCTTTTATATGGGGCTTAATGTTAATAGACGGCGCATGGTCCCGTCTCGACTCCCCTCCTAAAAAAAGCAAACAAAAGAACGTTAAACCTAAATAATTGTTTCTTCGACTGCTTTTTGCAACTGCTCAACAAGCAACTTCTTATTTACCGATACCGCCTTGCTAAGGGCTTTATTCCCTTTGATGCCCTTAACATTAGCAACAGCCCACCCTTTACCTTGTCTGTGAGGTATAGGGTGGTTTTTTGTTCCAACTTCCAAGAACCTGGCAATAAAACTCTCGTGGCCGACAGATACCCTCAAACCATTTGACCGCAACTCCGTAACCTCGCTGAAACTCTTTTGTCCATTGATGACAGCATGTCCACTACGATTATCATAGTTTATCTGAGTATCTTTTCCCCACTCAGATGCCACCCTTTTGACCGTTTCCGTTACTTTATCTTTAGCACTTCCTAAAGCAAAAGCTATTCCCTCTATTTCGTTCAGATCTATTTTGATTTTTTTCATTCTGATGCTAAAGCCCGCATTTCATCCAATGTCATGTCTGAAAAACTGTCCGCCGATTGCTCCTGTGGGAGCAATTCTTCATACTTCACCTTTCTTTTGCTGAAAGTGTTAATAACAGGCATTGCTGAATACAAAATAAACAAATCCCGAATATCTCGGTAACGCATACGCCACCCTTCCAACATTGCCTCAATATCACATAAACACTTTTCTTCGATTTCTTCGGTAGTAAGTTCTAAACGTCCGTAGCACTGCGGTAGCAATGCTTCTATCAATTCTGTTCCGTTGCTAAATTCGGCTCCGCTTTGTCCGGAGCTGATTGGTTTTTTCTCTCTTGAAACTTCACCAAGCCGGATTTGGCGAGTGCAGCAAACACGTTTTCCGCAACTCCATCCAAACCAATTTCTTCAACTGCCTCACAAAACACATTATCCACATCTTCTGCAGAGAGTTTCACATCGGCTCCCAAAAGACCCCACTTCAACAGTGTATAAACATCACCTAAGCCGAAAATCCTACCTTCCGCTGGTGCCATATTAGCAAACACCTGTAAAACACTATGTCCTACAAGTTCTTTTTCGGCCATAACGATAGATTTAATCGTAAACTTCAGGTCATATTTATCTAACATCCTAACAACTTTATCTATTGTGTTCATTTACCCTCCTAACAACAAGCGAAGGGCAGTATTACCCGCCCTTCGCTTATAACCTACGCTCCTACAGTAATTGTTACCTTCAAGTTGTTACCATAATTCATGATAACATCCAAAACAACATCGCCATTAGTCAAACCACCAAGGTAATCATCCGTAATGGTCAAAGTTCCGGCAGAATAGGTGTAATCTGTGGTGGATGTCAAAGATACACCATTGTTGCGAACCCCGGTCACGGTTACAACGCTGGAGGTATCTGTGGTGGTGATTGTAAATGTTTTGTCGGCAGGGGACGCTTTGCTAAAGGTTGCAGTCAACGGACTGATGCTGTTACCGGCAACAAAATTACTCTTCAACGCAACCTTGCCGGCTCCGGTAATGCTGATAGATTTGGTCATAACATCTTTATAAGAACCGCTGACACTATAGCTGGACACAGTCCCCCAACCTTCGTAATAAGTGTTATCGCTGGTGTTCACCAACGCAAACAACAATGCCGGCTTTTGTGCCTGCAAGGTATCGTCCAATACCCAGTTTTCGATAATGCCATCCCCCACATTGGTGGTCTTTACAACCAACGAACCGCTGGCAGACCAACTACGGGAACCGGGAAGATTATCCCCCCAGGAATCATCATCAGCACAACTTGCATCAATCGACTCAGCACTAATATCTAAACTAATATCACGGGAACCGCCAAGCAAATTCCACACGTTATTATACTTTACATAAAGCAGGAATTTTTTCCCCGCTATAGCATTGCTGCCCGCATTGGTAGGGTAGCCGCTGGGAGTATAACTCATAACATTAACCTCCTAAATATCTTCTTGATAAATCCAATAACTAACGGTTATATAACCGTTTTGCCACGTCAAAGCCCCGCTTTGCACGGCCGAACCAATAACGCTCTCGCCAATTTCCATTCTCGTGACAGAATACCCTGATGTCTGTAACCCGACACTGAACAATTCTTCGTTATCTGTAGTGGCACATCCAATTTTATTGATCATCTCCGCCACCTTCATTCTGCCACGATAACTGGAAAACAACTCAACACGTACCGTTACTTTCCAAATAACTGTATCTACTTTTGCACTTGTTGGGACGCAAGACAAATCGGAAATAACACCAAAATTGACTTCGTCCAAGTTTTTCAGTGAGTTTTGCAACTCTTCAATATTAACACTGCTGTCATAAATTGAAAAACTGATTGCGCCCGCAGTTGTCATCAACCGATAAAACTCTTTTTGGAACGGTATCAGCGGTGTTTTAAACTCCATCAGCCAATCCCTCCCAACCTGGTTGCTTCTATCTCAATTCTGTGGGGCAACCTGTCATCAATCAGCACTATAGAGTTTATGGCATATCTCTGACCGTTGACTTCCAACCGCCATTCCGTATTTATTGCATAGGTGCTTAAGAAGTCCCATGCGACAAAATAACAGGTATTTACTGTTACATAGTCCCCAATAACCTGCCGGAACGTAGAGGTTTTGTCCCTCTTTTGTGCCCAAACAGTGCCGGCCAGTGTATAGGTTTTTGCCGTCTCTCCGCCCAACACATCCCTTTGTTGGGTGCTTGGGCTTAGAAGTTGTACCTCGCAGGTCATTTTTGACCCAATATCATTAAGTGCCTGCACCGGTTTCCACCTCCGCCGTATAACTTGTACTGGCTTTTATTATATCAATAATCGCCTCCGCAGAATGTGGCAATGTTGCCACACCACCACTGACGGCCTCCTCACGATTTGCGTTCCATGTGGCTATAATCTGCTTTTGAGCCACCTTAAAAAGCTCATCATTGTCAATGGCTGTACCATTGCTTGTGTAAAATTTGCCGGTTTGCTTTTTGACGATGTCGCCGGAGGCGGTAATTAACGCCCCCAGCCCCACATCTTCACTTGTTCCGGCTATTCTCAAGTAGGATTTTACGTCCGCCAACGATAACGCCGCCATTGGTTTAATCCTCCGGTGCTTCACCGCTTACCGTAACAGTAACGCTCAAATACTCGTCATCACCAAAATAGAACTTGAAGGTCTTATCCCCATTGGTCAATGTAATCAAATAATCATCGGTTAGTGTCATCGTATGTGCGGTAGCGTCATAAGTATAATTACTGCTGTTTACCACAGACGAACCGTTGACTACCTTAACCAACGGAACGTCTGCATTGAGTGTGAACACTACGTCAGCCGCAGCAGCTTTGTTGAACGTAGCTGTTTCAGGACTCACACTCAGCTGGATTTTTTTACGTATGCGAACGCTTTGGTGTTCAGTACACCGCCATCAACAATGGCATATCCGCCATAATCGGTATTACGTGCAGAAACATGGTCCTCCATGGTCATAGATACATCCTCGTTCACGTTCGCAGCGTATCCCTTCCCCATGTTGCCAAATAATACCGCATCATCAGCAACCTGGCTTTCAACTTTAACAGGAATACCAAAAATACGCGCAACCGCACCATCAACAGGGGAAGTAATGAAGATAGGACGATTGTCGCTATCCTTAATGTTACACAAACGGTTATACACGGTCTTTTGGTTGGCGTAACAAACAATGCCGCCGCTATACTTACCCGCAATCTTACTCAATGCAGTGGTAATGTCGGTGTAAACCAAACCATTGCCTGCGGTGTAGGTTACTACTTGCGGGGTGTTGGTTTCATTCTCGCACGCTTTAGCTGCACCCAAAGGTTGGGGCTTCCAGCTATCGTTCTCGCCGGGTTGTCCTTTGCCATTTACGAACGCATCCGCAATAGCAGTACCCATCAAATCAGCCAACTTTTCTGCCACATAATTCAGAAAAGCAGGTACAGCCATCTTTTTCAATTTCCAAGAAACATTGATAATCTTGGAAAGTTCGTTGCCTTTCAAGGTCAAAGAACCCATGGTCAGGGCATCAACACTGGTTGCATCGCTTTCAGTTCCCCACGCTGCCGCAGCGGTGGTTCCATCCAAGGGAAGGGTTACTTCACCCGGTACGTGAAGAATGTTAGCATCCGCAACAATAGGATGTGCCTCACGAATAAAGTCCCAAATCATATTGGTAACGGTCTCAGGCACCAGCATAGTATTGCCGGATGCGGTGGTGGTGGTGTTCATCACCTGGTAAACTTCCCTCTGCTCATCGGTCATAGCTTCGCCACGCAGAACGGCAGCAAAAGCATTCTCATACAATTTTGCTTGGTCAACAACTTTGTCCATTTTCATATCCTCCGTAAAAACTAAATTTTGAGGCATCGTTCTCGCCTCGTTCTCAAGTGCCGCTTTATTCACGGCTTCAAGTTTCCTTGTTTCAGCGGCTTTGAACTCCGCTTGCAAGTCAGTCATCTTTTGCTCGATGGCAGTAGCATCTTCCCCTTTGTCAATCAGGTTTTGTGCTTCCGCTTCAAGCTCCGCCAACTTGGCGGTAAACTCCTCTTGGGTCATAACTCCTCCTTTAACTTTGCAACAAATTCTGCATGGGCAATTTTTGCTTTAAGCTTCGCAACTTCTTTTTGCGCCATAGCCAATTCCATTTTCATATTTTCCAAAGCACTAATTGCTTTTGCTGAAATAGGCAATGTTTCAGCTGCCGCAACCGCCTTGACTGGGTCATTTTCTTGCTCAAACATGATTTCATCCACCAAATCCAATTCCTTGGCTTTTTCGGCTGATAACCATGTTTCATTGTCCATCAGCTCCAGCAATTCTTTGGTATCAAGTCCGCATTTCTGCTTATAAGCCAAAGCAATGCCCTCATCCATGGAACGGAGGGCTTTCGCCGCATCGTCCATATCGTTGCAGTTGCCCGCATTTTGACAGGCCGCACGATGTATCATAATTTGCCCTGCCGGTGTTATTGCCACCGTTTTACCAGCCATAGCAATAATGCTGGCAGCACTCCCGGCAATACCAACAATCTCAACCCTTGGTGCAATCTTTTTCAATTCCGTGTAGATTTCTACCCCTGCAAATAAACTGCCACCGCCGCTGCTGATTTCCACCACAACTTCATCTTCAGGTTTCATGTCAGCTAATTGTTTCCTAACCTTTTTGGGGCAGGTCGCATCCATTTCCAACAGGTCATAAATCCACTGGTCATTGTTAGGAATGATTGTACCCTTCACTTGAACTGTCTTAATCATTCAGTTTTACCCTCCTTTCCTGTAGAATTATCCACAACAGCGGTATCAAGCCGCCGTATAGGTTTATCGCCACCTTCTATTGGTGTTAAGTTAAGGATTGACCGCCATTCATTAGGTGTCATCGCTCCCCGGTCAACCATTTGGAGCAAGTTCAGCTTTGTGGCCATGCTTGCGTATTGCAAACTGCTGGCATCGAACACAATTCGGTTGCCAAAGCCCCGCTCCCTACGTGTAAACAGTTTCCTTGTGAACTCCAAACTCATTTGCTTGGCAAATGGTTCAATAGCCGCCTCAAAGTAACTGTTCCATTCATCTTCTGTATATTTGCTTTGAACTATGGCCTCGTTTGTGTTGAAGTAGTTGTAAATCCGTCCGATGGTTCTATCTACCACCAACTGATTAGGCACATAGTCCTTTGTTTCTACTGGTTCAATATCTGCCTCTGCAGAAACACCGGCCACACCGATAATGTCCCCATCGGTACTACTGTTCAAAAAAGTTTCAGTAAACTTCTTCACATTTTCCTTGATGGTTTCATCGCTTAATGTCCGGCGGTACTTCAACAGCCACCGCACCATCCCCGAGTTGCGAACCGCTTTAACAATGCTGTTGTCCGTGGTTGCTATTACATCCAAAGCCCGGTCAAGGATAGTGAAGGCCTCGCAGCCAAACAAATCATTGTGTGAATAGTCCCTGCGCAGGTGAATAACATCCGTATACGGGACAGTCAATGTTTGGCTATTCTGTAAGCTGAATCTTAAAAACAGTCGCCCCGCCTTATCATAGATAGCTTGCGTTCCAAATGCCGGTAACGGATAGAGTGCAACGGGAAAACCTTCGCTGTTCCTTTCAATCAAGGCATAAGCGTTGTTATTGATGATATAGTTCCATGCCAGCTTTTCCTGTAACATCTGACCGCTCATCAATGCGTTAGGTTCTTCCAACAACATCCGCATATACAATTCCCCGTCTTTTTTCAGTTGGCCTTTGGTATCATAGGCAAGGTGCTTTGCATCCAATTTGCCAACCGCCTGAACAAACGGCCTTACACATGCACGCACCACATCCATATCCCAAACATCACCGCTGAAACAGCTAAATTGGCTGTTGCCGTTCACTGTTACCAACTTGACGTTTACCCGTTCTTCCTGTGTAGGACTTTTATTTTTGAAGAAATCGAAAAATCGCATTTCATCCCCCTAACAATACTTGTTGTATTCTTCCAACCTCGCCAAATAAACCACATAGGCATTCAACAAAGCCGCAAATCCATCTATCCTGCGCCTTGGGTTAGTGCCCTTCTTGGGTTGTATATTCCCGTTCTTGTCCACATCCGCCACCACATTACTCATGCACCATTTTAGCGGTGGATTATCGTTATAAATAACGTGCTTAGCTTGTAATTCTGACCTCAACTGACCCATGGGCAACGACAATGTCTGCTTGCCCTGGTGGACTTTCATCATGGTGTCAGGGCTGAATATCCCCGCCATTTCATCCGCCCAATATGTAGCACTCCAGGCATCATAGCCAATACCGATAAACCGCACTCCCAGTTCCTGTTCCATTTCAAGAAACCAGTTTGTCACCATGTGGTAATCAATCTTGTTTCCAGGGCAGGTTCGTACCCATCCCTTTTCAATCCACACATCATAAGGTATTTTGTCTTCGTGGACATGGCTCTCAACCGTGTCTTCCGGTATCCAAAACATCGGTCTGCAATAAATATCGCCGTCAACACTGGTTTTATAGATTATAGCCGCCGCCGTTAAGTCCGTGGTCCGGCTCAGATCCGCACCACCAATAGCATATTTGGGAGTTATACCATCGGGGATCATGGCCTTATTCAGTATTTCATCAAAAGTCAGGTATGCAACCGCTGAATTGCTCCGCACATTGAAGTCCTTGCAAAGCAAATTGTTCACCAGTACGGAATTGGCTTGTGCTGCCGCTACCTTGCGTGCCAATGTTTCCTTCCCTTTGATGGTTCCAAGCCCGGGATTAGCTTTAACCCACATTTTGGGGTCCGTCCATTCCGCCCTGTCATCAAGTTCATAAACAAAGGCCAGCAACCGCTCATCCGTCGGGTTATTCAGGTTGCGTTCTATCTCGTCATACTTAATATCAAAAATGCCTTCCCTGACTGTACCCATGGTGGTTAAGCCAAGGATTAGAGCTTGTTGCCGGGCTGATGTTCCATCCGCTATAACATCGTACAGGTTCTTATCCGCCCATGCGTGAACTTCATCCAGCAGGCCACAATGTACGTTCAAGCCGTCCAAGGTGTTACTATCAGCCCCCAACGGCTTAAAAACGCTATCGTTGAACTTGCTGTTCATTTCGGCAACCAAACATTTAATCTTTTTGCGCAATGCCGGGGATTTTTCCACCATTCGCTTCGCTTCCTGCCAAATCAACTTGGCCTGGTCACGCTTGGTGGCTGCGCAATAGATTTCCGCCCCTGGTTCCCCATCGGCTATCATCATATAAAGGCCAACAGCAGAGGCAAGTTCTGATTTTCCGTTCTTACGGCCTATCATCAGCCACGCCTCGGTAAACCGCCTCCGTCCGTCCTTGTCAACAAAACCAAAAATGGCGGAAACAAAGGCCTTTTGCCACAACTCAAGAATAAAGGGCTTTCCTCCCCATGTTCCTTTGCTATGTTTGCAAAATCTTTCGATGAACTCTATTGCCCTATTGGCCTTTGAATTGTCAAAGTGCCACTTGTTCCCCGGTTGATATATATCTTTGACCAGCAACGCCATCTGTCGTTTAACTTTGGCGCTAACTATCGCCCCGCCTTCAATGGCCTGCCAGTATTCTAATATCCAGTTAATATTATTTGCCTTGCAGGAAGTCATCCAAACCGTCCCCCGCTTCCTTCGGTTGCAATTTATCTTTCAGCTCAGTAAGTTGTTTTACAATCCCCATGAAATTTTTGCTCATGGTGTTGTAAGTCCCCACATCCGGATTTGCCACCCATCCGCTTTGAGTTGCCCCATGCTGATATTGGATGCGAGTACCGTTTTCTTTGATGGATGCCTGCAACCCCGCCAGTGTAACCGACATGAAAGCGGCATTATCAATCAAATCTTCTGCAACCTTTCCGTAATTTTCCACAACTGCCGAAAACTCGTTGTTCAGTTGCTTAACTTTTGCCTTAATCAATGCTTCTTGTTTCATTTTTCACCATCTACAACATAGAAATTCACTTAAAACATGTAAATTACACGGGATTATGTACGTCCCGTGTGTTCTTCGGAGGTGGAAGGCGCGGTATGAAAAATTCCGCCCCCTCCCTTCATTATGGGGGGGCTTATCACGTCACCATCAGGAGTAAAAAATACATCCTTCACCGTGCTATAACCACCATTATGAATCTGGCCGTGACAATACCGGCATAGCAACTCAAGATTATTGAAGTCGGTTGCCAAATGTGTGTTTATGTTTGCCGGAGTCAGGTGGATTTTGTGATGTACTATCTCTCCCCGCCCTCCGCATCGTTCACACATAAACAATTTTGAATTTGCATAATCCGCCCTGACTTTCTTCCACAAAGGCGAATTATAAAACGCTCTCGCAAAATCTCTCGACATCTTCTTACAACTCACCCCTGCTAATCGCCATTTAGTTTCTCATACTCCAGTATTCCTTTTTTAATCCTGGCCACCGCCTCGTCCATTTTGCCATCCCTGTACCATTTGTGGATTTCTTCGTGGCTGTCTTTTGACACCGTGACCAAATTGTCTATGTCCATTATCAAGTCCGGGGCATCTTCTCTGGGGATAATGTGATGGATGTATGGTTTTTCACACACCCTCTTTATCCCCTCTGCCAGGAGCCATATATCATAATCGTTGTATTTCAGCCGGATATCCCGCCTACATTTAGCCCATATCCTACTTGCATACAACTTACGACCGCTATCTTCCAACAACCGCCTTTGCGCTGATTTTACAGCCATCTTTTTAGTAATATTACGGAATGGTCATTGTTATCCGGGAAAGGAATTTCACTTCATGACTAAAGCACCAAGCTTTGATCCTAGGTCCGTTGAAACCTCCGAACTCTCAGAAAGTAATCTTGTTGCTATATACCAACAGGCTCTGGATAATAACCCCGGACTTTCGGTATTGTCACAAAGGCTTCTCAGAATCATCATCAGTCTTATCGACCCGAAGATGAAGCCGGACGTATCAAAGTCTTCCTACTCTTATTTCTTCACCATGGCAGACTACCAACGAGTATATAACGTTTCCCACTACCCAAAGGAAGAAATCGAGAGCCTTGGCCGTGAGCTGAGTACTCGCTTCACTTTGCAGAATCCGTACGATCCCAAGCACTCGATTACCACAGGTCTGATAAACGATGTAGAAGTAAACGGCGGTACCGTAAAGGTAACCGTATCAAGCTACATGATTCCTGCGTACCAGGCTGCTCAGACAAAGTATCAGTTGGGCAATACTACGAAGTTCATCTATTCCTACTCCTTCCTTCTCTATGAAAGACTGATCCTATTACTGGATAAGTCCCCTGAAGAGAACTTCCTGGAGGTAGAAATCAAAATTGATACGCTTAAGGAATGGTTTGGGATTCAGGACAAGTATAAAGACAAGAACGGCAACTTCACTTATGGCCCTTTTAAGAAAAAGATTCTTCTCAGAGCCATCGATGATATCAATAAGCATGACGAAAACGGCAACGCTGTCTGCAACATCAACCTAACTTTTGTAGAAAAGAAAATCGGTAAACGCGTTGCATCCATTGTATTCCATGTTTCCAAGGTTCATGGGGATAACTACTACAATGCTAAGCCCGTTCTAAACTCCTACCGTAACGCACTTGATATCGATCAGCAGGCACTTTATGATTTATTCATGAACTTCGATATTACCCGTCAGGAGGTTGAGACGGCAATCATGAAGTATCCCGTAGATAAGCTGAAAGCAATCTACAGTTATATGAATTCCAAGAAGAACCGTGGTCCAGCATATCTTGCAGC